CACCACGGCCTCGCCCAGCGTCTGCTCGTCAGGAATAACCTGCCTGACGTTCATAATATTTTCACCCGTTCCCAGCTCAATGGGTCCAGATTGAGCGTACAGAGTTGCCGAGTCATAGTTAAAACCTACCTCGTGCTCGTAGATGTAGCCGCTGCTGTCTACCATGATTGGGTAAGTAAACACCCCAGCATCAGAACCAGCCAGGCGAGACAATGTGCCAATGTTCCAGTGTCCCTCTCGGTAACTGTACGTCACATAAGAATCGTTCTCATTGGAATCATTTGACGGGTAGAACCACCAAATTTCCCCAAACTTACTATTGTGTACGGCATAGATTTTTGACTTTTGAGTCAAATTTATGTCGTTATAGACGTAGTCAGCAACGTCACACGGCAGTGGCTTGACGTATCCGTCGTACATCCAAAACCCGCCATTGCTCATCCAGATAGCCGCGCTATCAATGGCTGCAACAGACTGTGCTGATATCAATCCGCACCCGCTTCCGGCCTTCTCAAACCCGTAAACAAATGGCGCTCCAATGTACTGCGCTGTGTGTACGTCTACGTCAGTAAACAGTAGGTTTACACCCTTGACGCGCTTACCGGCAAGCAAACTTCCTGCTGTGGCCAGCTCATAGTCGCCCGCCAAATTGTCTATGGCGGCAGTCCATACCGTGTTGTCCTCCTGATCTGACCAGGCTACCTTTCGTGGATTACCGCCAGCACCTAGAGCAAACATGATCCGGTCAGCGGTCACCATCACAGCCTTGCAGCTTGTTGGAGCGTTAGTAATTGCCGCGGCCAGCGTAGGCGTAGAAAACCCTAACTGCCACTCGTATATCTTGCCATCTGCGCTTGAGCAGGCTACCAGGTACTCACCCCAAGTATCCATAGACCAGGTCGTTGCGCTAATAATGTCACCCAAATCAGGACGCTGGACGCCATATGCAAAGTTTCCATAAGCAGCGTACCCATACCCAGTGTAGGACGTGGCGTCAGCAATGCCAGCAGTAAACCCTGTAGGCGTAATGCTCTTTAGCGTGCCAGACTCATTCATTACATAAAGGTTTGTATGCGTACCGGCTGCAATCCAACGGTCATTGGTGTTATCACGCCAAGTAATCAGTCCCCTGCATTTGCCAGACATAGCAGTCTGACTGCTGAAACGCTTACGCCAGCCATTGATAGGGCGTAAAGTGTTCTCGTACCAGCGCACCAGGTTAGCGTCGTACCAGCGCCCAGATGACTGGTACTCAGTCCCATTGCGATAGATTCCTGGCGGTATTTTCAAAGGTATATACATGACGTTCTCACATTGTGTTTGACACAAATTGCATTGTCGCAATCAGCGACGCGGTTGACGGGTAGTTGGACGCCGCAGCGTATGCCTGTATGCTAACTGTAGTGCTATCAGTCTCCCACCATAACTCAATGTAGTCATTGGCGTTAAGTGACAGGTAATAGTTCCAGCCAACTATTGCGTGGCCATTGACGGAGCCATGCTTAGATGGAACACCAGCAAATCCTGTAGAGCCGACAAGGTTTGTCCCGTTTACCTTAATCCATATCCTTGCGTCATGATCCTGGCTATCTGAATTCTCAAACTGCCCTGACCACTGAAGGTTATAGATACCAGAGTCAGTGACTGTGATACGCGAGTTACTTACCACCGTCACTCCATTAGTGAAATCAGTCGTATTGAACGTCATCGCGTACGCGGTATTGATGGCCGCTGCAGTCTGGTCTGCCGTACTTTGAAAGGCGCCATATGGGGCGTTTATGTACCTGCTTCCCCTAACTCCAAATACTGATCCAAGAACAGCAGTCAGCTTCCTAAAGTAAGAATTCAGCGATCCATTAGTCTCATTGAAAATACGACGCTCATACACCTCTGCTGGATACACCAAGTTTGGTGGCGTCGGAGTCTCAAGTTTTTGCTGTATGGCCATGATTTAATGCTTTACGCCAGCATTGATGATGCAGCCGCTTGTACGCTAGAAACTCGATTCATCCAACCCTTTAGGAATTTTTGCTGGGTTTGGTTTCTTTCTACTATGCCGTTATAAAACAATTCTTTTTGCTTTGAAAACTTTTGCAGCAATTCAGTAGGAGCAATCTTGTTTACCAGCGCCATAGTACCTGGACCAATGTCACCATCAGCGACAGCGCCGACAGCTTGCTGGAGAAACTTGGCAGCGCGTCCAGGGCCAGCGTTCACCGCAAAATCAAATACTGCGTAGTCAACGCCTTTAGGCAGATCATCACCGCGCACCTTGTCCCAGTACATCTTTTTATAAAAAGGCTTTACGTCAGACTTGGTTAATGCCTTCATCTCACCTGGCTTGATTGGCCTTCCTAGATACGCGCTCCACGCTCCAATGGTTACGCCAAGGTTAGTCTCACCGCCAGCGTCATCCTTGTCCCAGACGTAGCCACCTTCAGACTTGATAAGGTGCTCAAAAGAAAAATCAAAGTTTGCGTTCATTTAGCGGCCACACCTTGTATCTTTTCAGCGGTACGCATACCACCCAGACCAAGCATACCCAAAAGCAGCGGCATCATGGTCCCAGTATCCATAGTGGGAAACTTCACAGGATGACCAGCTAAAGCAGAACCCCACTCAGCCAGCGGACCGACGACAAATTGGACGGCAAAGCCAGCACCACATATCCAGCCAATCGCTGGGCGCCAGCCTGCTACAAATAGGCTTGAGCTTGCGGCCTCAATCTTGTTGATGTCCATCTGGCCAGTAATCTGGGACAGTTCACCAGACTGTTGCAGCTTCATCAGCTCCAGCTTGGCAGCGGCCTGCTGCGCTGGATCAGGCAGGATTCGGTCTAGGACCTTGCTGCCAACTTCAAATATTGCTGTTACTGGGTCAAGCGCCATCTGATGCTCCTTTATTGGTGCGGATGTCTACAATTTTCTCTGCGGTCTTACCAGCAAAGATGGCGGTAATCACAATAATCATCGCCTGGCCTAGTAGGTCTACATACGCGCCCCGCGTCTCCATCTCAAAAACGGACAGCAGAGCAAAAAAGAAATAAGAGAACAGCAGGAACACCACAGTGACCGGCTGGATGTTGCGTGCTAACCATGACTCGTTCATCTTGCCTTCTCCATAATCTTGGCCCGTAACACGGGGCTATCTGAAGTACCAGCCCACTCGGGCAGGGCATTCCAAATTGTTACATAGTCATCTGAACTGCACTTTGACTTATCGAGCCACTCCAGCATAGCCTTGTGTCTTTCTGCTGGCTCATGGAATGACCATCCAATGACGTACAGCTCCTGCACCGCGCAACTCGCCTGCTTTGGTTTTTCCTGTTTTTTTGGTAATGGTGGTGGAGGACCATTGGACAAAATCAATTTGTCCTGCGCTGAAGATACCGTTACCAACGTCAGTAATAAAAGTAAACGGCGCATTCATAGCCTAGCTCTTGCCTATTAGGTGGCTTAGATAGCCCATTACGCTGCTGATAGCGGACACGATAACCATACCCATCCAGAAACCACCACGGCCTTGGTTTGCAAGTGCCACCAGCGCCTCGATAGATGACTCCATCTTGTCGATCTTGGCGCTCATGTCATCAAACCGGCGCTCGTAGTCCTGCACCTTCTGCCAGAGGACGCCATACTTAACAGGGTCTATTTCTGGAGAGTTCATTACCAGGGTACTCCGGTTGCAGTTACAGGATTCTTTTGCAAAGCAATGTTGGCAGCAAGGCTTGCCTCTGTTGCGTCCTTGTCCACGCCGTTTGCCCAGCACCAGTCAAGCACATTTGCCTGAGTCAACTCGTTATAAGGTATTAACGGAGTTCCATCAGCCCACGAGCAAGTTGAATAAGTAGATGCCGAGTATTCACCATCAGTAGCACTGCATTGCCAATGTGCCGTTGTAACAAAATTATTTGAAGTTTCGCGGTTAAGCGTACTAATTGTCCAAACTACGTTCATGATTAAGCTCCTATAAATCCATGATTTGCAAACTTACCGTGCGCCAAATCACGCAACAGTTCAATAAATTCAGTTGCCAATTCTTTTGTTTTAAATCCTCCAACTTCATATTTTTTTCCATTTGCTTGAAGTCTTGCTCTCCATATTTCCAGCCTTGGCATTTTTGAAACGCCTTTTACACCTGATGTGTTTGCCAATCTTTTTGCAGTATTTTGACAATTCTGCGCTTTTGTTGCAGCCCTTAAATTTTCAATATTGTTATCGTCTTTTATGCCATTTATGTGGTCAACAAAATTAGGAATGTATCCGTGGTGGTACAAGAACATTAAGCGGTGTGCTTTGTACTGATAGCCATGCACCCTTATTAGCCTGTAGCCTGTTGGATGAATGTAACCAGCAAGCTGCCCAACAATATTTCCGGTCTTGTTTGTGGTCATTTTTTTCCAAAATAACGCCCCGTCCTTGTACTCAAACAAGCGTTGTGCTTCTTCTTGTGTCAAGGTCATGATATTTCCTTTGATTCAAGTGCCGTGAGGCGTTTACGGAGGGATTGGATTTCCTTGACCAGCATTGGTACAAGTTTGGAGTAGTCCACTGCCATCATTTCTTCTGGGTCAGCGGGTTGGTGTACTGCTTCTGGAGCCACGGTAACTAGCTCTTGGGCAATGAAGCCATAACGCTGGTGTGAGCCTTCTTCTTTCCAATCAAACTGGCGCACTTGCAGGCTGTCAATCAAGGTAGATGCTGAGTCAGCGTCTTGGATGTTTTCTTTTAATCGCTGGTCAGATGTGACGTTGTACAAAACTGCTGTTGTACCTGATTGAGTGATGGAGCCAATTAAGCCGCCTGCATAAGCAAAAGTAGAATAATAATTTCCAGTTGCGGTTCCAGTGGCGTGTCCCACACTAACAATCCCAATAGAGCCAGCATAATTAACTAGCTGTACTCCTGTAGTTGGCGTATTTGTTTGACTCGTAGTCCCCACCAGCAAGTTACCGCTGGAGTCGATACGGGCTCGTTCTGCTTTTGTAGACCCTACATTGCCCGTAAATAACAATGCATCACTAAAACCAACTTCTGTATTACCAGTGCCATCCCGATAACGGCGAAACCATCCTTGAAGCGTTCCAGCTTCACTAAGAACAAAACTCATGGAAGTTGCGGCATTTGACGTACCTTGATTGCTTACAGTAATTGCTGTGTCTGCTGTTTGGTCTTTTTTAACAGCCAGTAAACCAAATGTAGATGGGCTTGTAGTCCCTATCCCTACGTTACCGCTGGAGTCGATACGCATACGTTCGACTGTGTTGCTGTAGTTGGTTGCCCCGCCGGTAGCAAAGGCA